ATATTCGTTCGGATTCGTGGGGCTATAGCATTTAACAGCGAATTTTGTGTATGCAATTGGAAACGCTGTATATGATTGTGACTTATTAGTCGTTCCCCACTGTTTACCATCCTATGGCGATAGCCCTAATTGTATGATCTAATATCTGACCACTGCCAGAGTATGTATTGATTGTTGCTCCTGTCATACCATTCCGAACAACTTCCAAAAAAGTATAATATCCAGTGCCAGGAGCTTCTGAACATGGAATTAGCGTCCAGTTAGATGTAAATGCGATAGGGAAGCTGAACGCGTTATTGCTTTTTGGTTGTACCCACTGTTGAAAGGAGATGAGTAAAATGTCAGAATCTATTATATATTTAATGTTAGGAACTGACGCCGACAAAAAACGGTCAAGTGTTATTTTAAATGAAGTAAGCAATGCAATTTATGCGATGGATGTTGTGGCACAAAGCTACGGCGTAGCCTTTAGTAATACACTCATCAAGCAGTTATACGATGAGCTGGAAAAACATATAGATTCAATGGATAATTCATGAATTATCAAAAATATTTCGTTAAATGAGAATCGCATGATTGCTATTATCAGCCCAATATTTAATTTTTAAATTTTGGTAATGCATATGAATTCTGCGATTTTAATCATAGCAAATTATGAACACGAAAAAACGCCAAAGAATGCGGGTTTAGCTACATTCCAGGCGTTTTTATTTTGAGCAGGTTATGAGCAATTTTATTTTAGCAATTCTATACACTTGCGAAGCTGTCGTAAGGATTTATGGGTATACACTCTGTCGGTTACATCACCTGTGGCGTGCCCAAGAATTTTTCTCTTCGCATTTTCGTTGGCATCTGCATTGTCGAGCAGCGTGGCGAATGTGTGCCGGGTATCATGTGGTGTATGCATTTCGCCGCGGATGCATTTCATGACCCGTTGCCAGACGACAGAGCGATACCTGGAGTACTCGTATGGCCGTCCGGAAGAGTCGCAGATAAGATTAGGCCCGGGCATGGTCATCCGTTGAGAGATGATTGGCAGAATCCTCGGGTGAATGGGGATGACACGGATGCCAGAGGCTGTTTTGGAGTGGGTAACACGTAAGTATTTATGCCGCAAGTTGACTTCAATCTTTAGCATATTGAGCATTTCTGAAACGCGTAGGCCCGTATAAAGCAAAATCAGTACAGTATCAGCCCCTGGGGTATCGAGTGTTGACCAAAGGCGATTGATTTTCTGGCGGCTCATGACGTGATGAGGATATACCGGATGGTTATGGCCAATAGACAAAAGCAACGCGTAATTGGTTTGACAGATATTTGCTTTTATCGCGTATTTGTACATCAAGCTCAGTAAATTCTTGACTTTCTTACAACTGCTGTACGATAAATTTTCTTTGAATCTCATATGATTGATAACAGACTGTAGCTCTAAAAATTGCAGATCTGGAAAGTATTTTTCGTGAAGCGGATAGCAATGAGCATATGCGTATTCATACCCGGACAACGTGCTTTTTGAAAGAGCGTGGTCTTCATCTTTGTGGAACGACAGCCAACGAAAATACAGCTCGGAAAATGTGATTGTCTTATGATACGAAGGGAGGAAATCTCGATGATGCTCTTCAAAGTATCGGGATTGAAAGATTTTTGCATCGTAAATCGTCTCAAATGCGGCAATATATTTTTGCCGACCGTCAACAGTCGCTATAAATGCGTACGGCCGCCGCCGATTGCCGCCCATCAAACGAATGCAACCATAACCATTAGGATTTTTCATTTTCACCACAACCTTTTTATTTTTTAGATTATAAGGAGCGATGCATAATGGCAAGTACCACAACTAATGTTGATTACTATGCCGCTGGGTTTGACTCAGCGGGTAGACGCGTGTGCAGTTTGATTTGTGATTTCAACCCTAATAGCAGTAAAAATGCTGACAAAATAACTGAGCTTCTGAATAAAGTCAAAGAAATATCAGAAGATGTTGCTGTTGCTGAAATCATCACCGCGGATTATTTCAATGAATACATGAACGGGAAAGTACGCGGATCTGACGGAGCTCCGATTGATTATATTCCGCCTGAACCCACGGAGACCGAAAAGAAAACGGCAACAATCAGCGCCATCAAAGCGAAATACAATGAACGGCTCGACGCTATGGTCGTAGCCCGCGTCAAAGCGGCTATGCTGGGTGCTGATACCTCGAAAATTGACAGCCAGTATAAAAACACACTTGCCAATATGGCGGCTGAAATTAAAAACGCATAAAAGGGGGGATAAATCATGGAATTTTGCGAATTCTGCGGAAACATTTTGAATGATGATGGGCGCTGCCCTTGGGCGGAGTGTCCTCATAATGCTATCCTGGACGTTATGGCCGCCGCCGAAGCCGCTGACAAGCAGACCACAACAACTGAGACAACCACGCAGAACGGGGGCACGTAATTGGAATCAATCATAACTTTTTTTCGCGAGATGATCCCAGGCGGGGGCGCTATGGGATGGGGAGCCATAGTGTCATGTGTTGGTACGGCGTTTTCGTATCTCATCGGCTGGAATGACGTAATTGAAGCGTTGCTGGTAGCCATGGCCATCGACTACGTGACGGGAATCTTGGCAGCCTATATTAACCCTAATTTGGCATTGAATAGTCAAAAAGGCTTTAAGGGAATCTGCAAAAAAATCGTCATTCTGCTACTAGTAGCACTAGCTCACGAGCTGGACCGTGCCACGGGCCAGCCGGCTGTACAATCATTGGTGGTATGGTTCTTCTTAGGTAATGAAGGGTTGTCAATCGTGGAAAATGCAGCGAAAGCGGGATTACCCATCCCGGGGAAATTAAGAGCAACCTTAGAGCAATTAACAGATAAAAATGAAAGGACGGTACAGAAATGAAGGTATTTATCAATCCCGGCCATGATATTAAGTATGATAGTGGTGCGGTGCATTATGACACGAATGGAAATGTAGATTTGCGCGAATGCGATGTAGCAGCAAAAATCGGTACTGCTGTACAAAAATATCTTGAAGCGGCTGGCTGTGAAAGTTATTTAATGCAAAGCGACAATTTAGCGCCGACGTCGGCAGGACGCAGCGACTACGATGATCGTCAGGGCACGACGGTTACTGAAACTGCCAATGATTGGGGGGCTGATATTTTTATCAGTATCCACTGTAATGCCGCTTCGGGCACGGCTCGCGGCACAGAAACGGAATGCTATAGCAGGATGAGTAACGGTGGCAATTTAGCGCAGTGCATCCAATCGCAACTTATTGACATCATCGATACTGTCGATAGAGGTGTAAAAGAAATGCCGGAGTTGCTGGTACTACGGTATACAGATATGCCTGCCGTCTTAGTCGAAACGGCTTTTATTGATAATGATGACGATATGGCGCTACTTGTAAACAATGAGGACGATATTGCCCGGGCTATTGCACGCGGTGTAACTGACTATGTACAATCTATTTTTAATTAAAATCATTAATATATGGAGGAATGAACGATGAGTAAATGGACCGATATTAGAGACAGTGTTGTAGACGCTTTGAACGTAGATGTTGTCACAGAAGATATGAAGAATGAGTTGACACAAAACATCGTAACGAATGCCATCCCGGCCGTCGAAGCTGTTGCCGACAAATTCACGACACAAATTCAGGAACAGAGTAAATCGGAAACAGGATGGAATATGCTCCGAGACCGTATTGTCTTACCGTTGGTCATTAATGGAGCTATCTGGGCAGTGAAATTTGTACTGAACAAGAGTACCGCAACGAATAGTACGGCAGGCTTGCAGTGACTATGCTAAAGCTAAATGGCGCCCATTCCATTGCGAGTGGACGCCAATTCCTATACCACATTAGTCTTTCAGTCAAAAAATCTGACCCCATTTTTGACCCCGCAAGCATCACTTTAGTACGGTTTAATGCAGTTTATTTATATCATAATATTGTTAAGGAACTAGCCAAACCGCATAACTAAGCCGTTTTTGGCAAAGATAGTTGAGACTTAGGATCTGGCGCCTCACGGCGTGAGGGTTCAAGTCCCTCCACTCGCACCAAAAGGGACTGTCGCATGAAGCTTTGTGCTATCGCGTACAGTCCCTTTCTTTTTCATGTTTGAAATTTGATTCATGATAGAGGGCGAGCCTGCTGGAGAAAAATCCACAGCCCGTTCTTGCTGGACCGTGTTTCTTTGCCAACTGCGGTCTGCGAACTGCCAACTGCGGCCGAAGGCCTTTATCCTCCATTATGCTTGTGTAAAGATTCACAATATTCCCAATTGCTATTGGCAAGACCCCTTCAAGTATGATATACTACGCGTGACACATAAGGCAGGTTCTTTTAAAGCGCCGGGTTGGTACCGGAAACGGGCGGATACTGGCGCGGACCGGCCGTGTTTTTGCGTCTTTAATCGTATTGCGACTTGTATCTTGCGAAAGAGCAAGAACGGAGGAAAAACATGGAAAAACAGAATGTTGCTGGCGTCATGCCGGCACGACGCACTTTTTTGTCGATTCGTCAGTTAACGGTTGCCGGTTTCTTATCGGCGATTACGATTTTTTTAGGCCTTACGGGCTATGGTTTCATCCCGCTGGTCATCATGAACGCGACGATCCTTCACATCCCGACTATCATCGGCAGCCTGACGGCAGGCCGCAAGGTCGGCATGATCGTCGGCTTCATGTTCGGTATCTTTTCCTTTATCCGGTCCTTGCAGGCACCGAGCGCGTTGCTGTTGTTTGCTGTACAGTATAACGTCGTTGCTGACGCTTTCATCTGTATCGTACCGCGTATCCTGATCGGCGTCATCGCCTTTGAATTGTACCGTCATCTGAAAATCCGCGAAGTATGGCGCATCGCCGTCACGGCGGTCTTGACGACGGTCTGTCACACGATCCTCTTCCTGGGCTCCTTTACGGCCATCGTCGGCGTCCCTTATGCCGAAGCACAGGGCATCCCCTTCATGAACGTCATCAACATCATGCTGGGCATCACGGCCGTCAATGGCATCCCGGAAGCCATCGTATCGGGCCTGATCATCACGCCGATTGTCATGGCCTTGCACCGTGCCGGATTGAAAGTCGCGTAAGGGGCAGGGGCACGTGGCTGTTTCGGCTGTCATGCACATGTGGGTGTATCCCTGCTTGAAGTTTGATGTTTGAAGCGAGGGCTTTTAAATTAAAGACCATCCGCTAGCCACTAGCTGCTAACCACTTAAAAGGGTCTGTCGCACGTGCGACAGACCCTTTTTTTCATTGGCGCCGAATAGGCATGATTAAACCCCCAGTTCAACTGGGGGTAAGTAAAATTTCTTAAAGTAAAAAAAGAACCTCTCATGATACAATGTAGATGGTCTG